TAAGATTAAAAATGGAGAAATGAGCGATGAAGATATTCGCCGCATTGAAAAGTTACGCCAGTATCAAGACATATTAAAAGCCAACCCTAGTCTTACGGAGGTACAAAAAACTGATCTTTTCACTGCCGTCAATGCAGCGCCAATTGATATTATTGCAGAGAAGCTAAAAGCATATCGAAAAAATCTTGACGACATGCTTAATACAAAGAATCAAATAGTTGGCATAGCTGATGCCATTGGCACTTCCTTTGGCGATGCCTTCAAGGGAATCATCACGGGCTCGATGACTGCACAAGAAGCATTGGCTGGATTCTTCCAGAACCTCAGCAACTACTTTGCCGACATGGTAAGCAAGATGATTGCAGAATACTTAAAGATGCAAGTTATCAAGGGCTTGACATCATTGATTCCGGGGCTGGGCGGAATGTTTGGTGGAGGCGGAGACGGACTGGGAACAGTGTCCGACAATCTTCAGAAATACGCGCCAATATCCGAAGGCTTTGCCAATGGTGGCATTGCTGCTGGCGGCTTCCGCGCCTTTGCCACTGGAGGCATCGTCACAGGCCCCACACTGGGCCTTGTAGGCGAGGGACGTTACAATGAGGCAGTCATTCCCCTGCCAGACGGCAAGAGCGTTCCAGTGGACCTTGGAGGGGAAGGCGCTAGACTTGGCGGGAATGGTGGCGTATCAGTGGGTGAAATTAACATCACGGTGCAAAACACTGGCGACACTTTAAGTCCTGCCGCGCAGAAGCAGATTGCTGGACAAGTGCAAGGTATAGTATTGGCAACGATGGCTGATCAACGCCGCTCAGGTGGTTTACTACGATGACTGCATTCATCACGCTAAATAACCTGCCCGTTTCCATTGATTCAAGGGTGAAGCGTTCTACGAGATCACAACGCACTCAATTTGGCGATGGTTACAGTCAAGTGCTTGCTGATGGCCTCAATGCACAATTGGAGGTATGGAGCTGTAGCACTAGACCACTTTCTGAAAACGAAGTGTATGGCATTGAATCATTTTTGTTGCGTCAGAAAGGACAGCCCATTCAATGGTCGCCACCAAACTCCACCAAGAGCTTCACGGGGCAATTTGAAGCTGGAGTGCTGGAACTGGGCTACAATGACCTTGCCTCGCTAATACTCACTGGCTATTCCAGGCCTGGCAATTACACTGCCAACATGTCCACTGGTCGCCTTGCTTCTGTTACCATTGCAAACCTAACAGACGTGGAGATTTCCCTTGTGCTCAACCCTAGGAGTTATATCATTGAAGATGGCTGGGAATTTTCATTCCTGGGCGATGATTACTTTCAACTAGGTTTTGCCTTGCGTCAGGTGTATGTATGACGCAGCAATCGCCAATAGCCCAAACACTTAAAACTGTTACGGCTGAAATTATTGATCTGTTTACGCTAGACATCACAGTGCTGCTGCCTCCTGGCAGCATGGATCAGGCCATCTATCGTTTTTGCAACTGGACGCAAGTTGGTGGTGCTGATGTGATCTATCAAGGCGACACTTACATTGCCCTTCCAATGCAAGCAGAAGGTTTCAGTCTTACGGGATCTGGTCAGTTGGCGCGTCCTATAATCACCTTCAGCAACATCGGCCTAGCCATCAGCGGCCTCACCAACACCTACGATGACTTTGTAGGCGCCACGATCAGTCGTGTGCGCACAATGACCACCTACCTAGACGGAGCCCCTGCAGCCGATCCTGACGCCTACTGGGGGCCTGATGAATGGATTGTTGAGCAGAAGTCTTCCGAAAACAAACTTGCGATTAGCTTTCAGCTTGCAGTGGCCTTTGACCTTGAAGGTCAGACTCTCCCAGGGCGACGCTTGTTGCGTGAGCAGTGCCAATGGATTTATCGTGGCGCCATTGGCTGTCAGTACGCTGGTGCGTCCTATTGGAATACTAATGACATATCAGTGGGCACACTTGCCCAAGATGCCTGTGGCAAACGCCTTAGCAGTTGTCAGCTACGATTTGGCAGTGGATCACGGTTGCCTTTTGGTGGCTTCCCTGGACTGCGTGACACCCAAGGTTAAACCATGACTCTCAGCTCATTTGCCATTCCAATCACGGGCGAGCAACGCATCGAGCTTCGTCGTTTGGCTGAAGAGGCATTCCCAACCGAAGCATGTGGCTTCATCCGCGCTGATGGAACAATCAGCGTTTGCCAAAACCAAAGCACAATGCCAGATCAATTTGTGATTGGTGCTGTTGACTATGACGATGATGCAATTGCTGTATGGCACAGCCATGCAAACTACGCTAAGTTCAGTGCTGCTGACATCAAAGCCTGTAAGCAACTCAATCTGCCCTTTGTAATGTGGGATTGTGGCAGCTCAGAGCTTTTTTACCTAGACCCAAGTCAAGATGCTGGATTGATGGAACGACCATGGAACTACGGCATTTACGATTGCTACTCTTCCGTCCGCGATTGGTACTACCAGCAGTTTGGTTGGGAGCTGGGCGACTACGAGCGCCAATATGAAGGTGAATGGTCCACTCATGGCTTCACGCATTTTGAAGACAATTTCAAAGCAGAGGGATTTCTGGAGTTGCCACCCAGTACCCCATTGCAACGTGGTGATGCAATTCTGTTTCGCATTAGAAACCAAACCACATCAAATCATGTGGCCGTAATAGAGGATCCCAGTGCTAATATGTTATTTCAACAATTGGTTGGACGTTTGTCTGGGTTATCCCTCTATTCGTCCTACTTCCGCGAGAATACCACCAAGATTCTAAGGAGGCCTGTTTGATGGTTACCATTCGTCTGCTTGGTGAAGCCGGTCGTCGTTTTGGTCGCAGCTTTGTGCTGGATGTAAAGAATGCCGCTGAAGCGGTCAGGGCGCTTTGCATTCAAATGCCAGCCATGCGGCAATACCTTGTTGATAGTGGCGACAATGGCATTAATTGGCGGGTGGTCACTGAAGACCCCATGGGGCTGGATGAGGAAGGTTTATTTGCACCGTGCAGTAAGCGCGTGGTACTAGCACCACAACCAGCAGGACGCGGCGCTGTAGGGCGCATCATACTGGGCGTAGTCCTGATTGCAGGTGCTTTTATTATTGGCCAACCATGGCTAGGGAAATTTGCATTTAATCTATTGGTTGGTGTTGGTACATCATTAGTGCTTGGCGGCATCGCTCAATTGCTTACGCCAACGCCACAGACAACTGCTAGTCGATCTAATGAAGAACAGCGCAATAGCTTTACTTTTGACAAAAGCAATATCAATACAGCGCAAGGTAGCGTGGTGCCCGTGTTGTATGGTGAGCGCATAGTTGGAAGCCTGCCCGTGATTTCTTTCAGTATTGAGATGCAAAATTCACTATGACCTCCCCTGACTTTCCCATTGAAATCACTGGTGCTGGCGGCGGCGGTTGCTTTCTTGGCGATACATTGGTGCGAGTGCCTAATGGCACATGTCGGATTGATGAGCTGAAGTCTGGCAGTTTGGTGCTGAGCTTTGACGATCAGGGCCAGTTACACCAGGCCACGGTGCTCAAGGTTCACAAGCACGACGGCGAGCGCGTGGTGCGCTACCAATTATGGGGCGGCGCAGTGTTGGATGCCACCCCCAACCATTGGGTGCTGAACCAGTTTAACGCTTTTGTGGAAATTGGCACGCTTGGTGCTGATGACTGTTTGGTGGATGAGAATGGCCACTTGCGGCCAATCGTGGATCGCGCTGAGCTTTGTACTGGCACGGTCTACAACTTAACTGTAGAAGGCCACCATACTTTTATTGCAGGCGGTATCCGCGTCCATAATGCTGGCCTTGGCATAGGCATTGCCGGAGCTGGCGGCGATGGCGGTAAAGGCGGCGGCGGTCAGAGCCGCACTCCAGTGGAAGCAACAAACAATCTATTTTCAGTTGCCTTTGCAAAGACTGTATTTGCCGTTTCAGAAGGTGAAATTGAAGGCTTTCCTACCAGTCCAGAAAAAGACATTTTCCTAGATGGCACTGCAATTCAACGTAGCGATGGAAGCTATAATTTTGAAAACGTAACGCTTGATTATCGCAGCGGCACGGATGAAACCCAAACACCAATGCTGGGTTTTTCTACTGCAGAAAACGTGGTTGGCGTCAACACGCAAGTAACGCAAAATGTTGGCCCTGTTACACGCACAATTAGCGACACGGACATTGAACGTGTGCGCGTGATTATCAATCACCCTGCGCTGCAATCAACTGATACTAGCAATGGTGATGTCAATCCAACGAGCGTTGCTTATCGTATTGCTCTTTCCACCAATGGCGGCCAATTTGTCACGCAAGTTGAACCAACGGTAAGTGGTAAATCAAGCGGTCAGTTTCAACGTGGTTATGAGTTTGATCTGCCTGGTACTGGCCCATGGCAAGTGCGAGTGAGCAGACTGACGGCTGATAGCAGTAGTTCCTACCTGCAAAATACAATTGAATGGCAAGCGTACACTGAAATTATTGACGAGAAGTTTGCCTACCCCAACACATCAGTGCTAGGCGTTCGCATTGATGCAAGACAATTCAATAGCATCCCAGATGTCACCATGCGGTTGCGTGGCAAGCGTGTACAAATTCCAACTAATTACAATCCAGTTACTCGCACATACACTGGGATTTGGGACGGCACGTTTGCTATGGCGTGGACCAACAACCCCGCCTGGATATTCCGGGACATTGTTGTTAACAACCGCTTTGGCGTTAGACGGTTTTCTAGCACTGTCGATATTGACAAGTGGTTTCTTTATACAATTTCACAATACTGTGACGAGCTTGTGCCAAACGGCATGGGCGGTACGGAACCACGCTTTACTTGCAACATATTTTTGCAGAATGCAGGCGGCGTATTTGAAGTGCTCAATGCTCTTGCATCAGTATTTCGCGGCCTCATTTATTACAACGAAAACAAACTTTACCTAACGCAGGACCGTGCGCAGGTGCCTGTTCAGCAATTCAGCGAAGCTAATGTTATCCAAGGCGTAGACGAAAGTGGGGCAGTAACTGAACCATGCTTTAATTATGTTGGTACTGCCAAGACTGCAAGGAAGTCTGTTTGCATTGCCAACTGGGATGATCCCAGCCAAAACTATAACAGCGTTGTTGAATACTTGCAAGATGACTACCTTCTGGAGCGGTTTGGTTACAACCCAATTGACTTGCGCCTTATGGGCGTTACCACTCGCGGGCAAGCATTAAGAGCAGCAAAGCACACGTTATTTTCCAACCGCTACGAAACTGAAAAAGTTAGTTTTCGCGTGGCAGCCGAGGGTTTGGCTTCCAGCGTTGGTGAACTCATCCAAATTGCCGATCCATTGAAGCAAGGCCAACGTCTTGGTGGCAGGGTGAAGGCCATTGATGCGCTAAACAACCGCATTACGCTTGACGCCGTACTGAGCCTGAATCCAGCCATTAGCTACACGCTTAGCCTTGTGATTCCCGATGGTGAAACCATAACGAATCCTGACGGCAGTACGACCACGCAACCAAAGTTACAAGTGCTTAATGTGATTGATTACAGCTCATTGGCTGGTGCTAGTGAGTTGCGCACGTTAACAGCAGAAAATGAAGACTTCTTGATTGCTCAAAACAACGATAATCTTACTGGCTTCATTGTTCAAGATGATGCTGCCAATACCGTCATCCGAGTTAATGGCATCATCACTACACAGTTAGGAGCGATATGGGTGCTGGAGTGGGAGGATCTTAATGCTGCATTGTATCGGATTATTGGCATCAGTGAAGTTGAGCCCCTTATTTATCAAATCGAAGCACTTCAAAGCAACCAAAGTAAGTTTGGCTATGTCGATAATGATCTACCTGTTGTAATTCCTAAAGATCGGTTTACCATTCGTGATGCTAATCCGCCAACGTCTTTGACGGCAGAGTTGGTTTACAACAATGGTCGTACGCAGATCGTGTCGGACTGGGTGGCACCTACTTTCAACGGCTACGACGACTTGCAAGTCAATCGGTATCGCGTTCAATATCGCCTTGTCAATTCTGAGCAATGGTCTGACACCATCGAAACGGCATACACTGATAGCGCCATATCCTTGGCTGATCACATCTATGGCAATGCCTATCAACTGAGGGTGGCAAGTCGCAATCGTCTTGGCCAACAATCTGACTGGGTGGCTGTTGATGTGGCAGCCTTTGAGGCACTGCCTGATTTAAGCGATCCCATCTACAACGCTGTTGTCAGACATGCCAACCAGCCCGATGGCACGCAACTGTTGATTGTTAGCTCTGGCTCTTGCCCATTGCCTGAGCGCATCACTGGCTATCGCATTTGGGCATTCCCCACCAGCGTGCCAACAATCATCCCAGGAGTAAAAGAGCCTGATATTGATGGCTGGTACTTCCTCACTGAAATTCCTCTCACTGGTTACTATACCATTGCATTCCATGCGCCAGGTGATTGGCAACTGCGCGTAGCATTTACAAGTGCCATTTTTGGTGAAACACCGTCTGACTATATTTATGACACTGTAGAGCGCGATGAAATTGTGCCGCCAGTACCCAGCAACTTTACTGTGGTTCAAAATATCAATAGCCAAAGCAAGCGTTTTAGTTGGCAGCTTCCACTTAGCACCTATGGCAGTTGGGATCAAGGCGTGGTGTCCGATGTGGTGTCCTATCAAGTGAGGTTCAAGCAAGGCGGCCTTATTGATGGCGATGCAGCACTTACATGGGATAAAGGCATTGACCTGTTTTCTGGTGGCGTACCAGCCACTCAACAATGGTTTGAAACTTCATTGTTTGACAGTGATGAATGGACCGTAATGATCAAGGCTGTTGACGCCACTAAATGGCCATCAGATACGCCTGCTTTTATCTTGGTCAACATTGGCAATGTGCCATTAAGTAATGCGGTGTACGACGAATGCATTGATTCATCAACATGGCCCGGTACCTATGTAAATGCTGCGCTAAGCGCCATCTATACTATTATCACGCAAGACGATAATTATCTCATCACTCAAGATAGCAATTTAATCATTGGGGACATTGGTACGCCAGGATTGCAGCAAATTGACCCAACGCTTGATTCGTTTTACATTTGGAATTTTGACAATAACTTCTTTGAAAGCTCCATCCTTATTACAACTACTGCGCAAGCAACATACCAACATAGTATTGCTGCATTAAGCGGTGCGGATACAAGTATTTTCCAGGAAAATAATGATGAAGTGTGGCAAGAAAGTAATTATCCTATTTACGCTGAACAACGAACTTATGGTGCCGGTACGCTAAGTGGTCAATCATCTGGCATTCTCCATCCTTATGCGCCATACGAGCAACTAATTGAGGATGTCTATCAAGTGCAAACATTATTCCGTAGCCCTGATGGCATCACTGCTGGCAGCATTGATAGCCTTTGTTTCTTCCTAGACTACGCAGACCTCATTGAATCGCAAAATGACGTGGTGATTAGCAGCAGCGGTGCTGGCACTGCAGTGCCACTTGCTAAGACATTCAGGGCTGTCAAATCAGTGCAGATCACCCTGCAATCAACTGGTAGCGGAGCCATCAGCGCAATTGTATTGGCTAAAACCACTTCAAGCGTTACAATAAAATGTGTCAACACTTCCGGCACCGCCGTTTCAGGCTTGATCGACATGACCGTAGTGGGGTACTGACATGGCTGGTTTAAGGATTTCCCAACTGCCAGCAGCAACTGCGCTAGCCAGTGCAGACCTGTTTCCGTTCTCCAGCGTGGCTGGTAGCGAAACAAGGCGCATCACTGCTACGACCATGGCTGTTGCCTTGGGGCTACTGGGTACAAGCGTTGGCCCAACAGCTCCTGCCGCACCAAGCAACGGCCAGCTATGGGTGGACAGTAGCAGCAATCCTCCGCTGCTTAAGGTGTGGAATGGCGCTACGTTTACCACTGTCTCCACGCAACCAACGGTTTCAGCATTCACCAACCCCGGCGCCACGGCCCCATCGTCTCCAGTGTTGGGCCAGCTATGGCAGAACACCAGCCAGACGCCTGATGAGCTGAAGATGTGGGACGGTGGTAACTGGGTGAGGGTAGATCCGCTTGGTATCACGCAAACTGCAGGCGATGCTCGCTATTTGCAGATCACTACTGCTACTAGCTCCTATCTTGCCCTGACTGGTGGCACACTTACTGGCAACTTAACCCTACTGGGGTCGCCAAGTACGACCAACATGGCCGCCAATAAGGGTTATGTTGACACGCAGATTGCCGCCATTCCAGCGGCTGATGCCACTCCTGCTGGCACGGTTATCTATTCGGCCAGATCGACTGCCCCAACTGGCTACCTAAAAGCGAATGGTGCAGCAGTAAGTCGCAGCACTTACGCGACATTGTTTGCCGCCATTGGCACTGTTTATGGCGCAGGCGATGGTTCAACCACTTTCAACGTACCAGAGCTGCGAGGTGAATTTGCCCGTGGCCTGGACGATGGTCGTGGTATTGATACCAGTCGAGCATTAGGCAGTGCCCAGGCGCAGTCTTATCAAAGCCATAATCATAGTGTTACAGATCCAGGTCACAGTCATAGTTTTAGCTCCAATGGTAGTAATCTGGCAG